TATAGAATTAACTCCAAAGCAAGATAATTTCTACAAAATAATGAGTTCACCGAATACTAGGATAGTATTCTTAAGTGGACCAGCTGGAACTGCAAAAACATTTTTATCTGTTTATACTGCTCTTCAACTTTATAGCGCCGATTCTCTTTTAAGTATTTTATATTTAATAAGTGTTATTGAAAGTGCGGATAGAAGTCTTGGTTTCTTAAAGGGTTCTATGAATGATAAATTCGGGCCATATATGGCTCCCTTGGAAGATAAAATAGATGAGCTTTTAAATGAGCCAGAAAAAATATACTTAAAACAAAAACAAGTTCTTAGCGCCGAACCAATAAATTTTATTCGCGGCCAATCTTGGCGCGAGAAAATTGTGATTGTTGATGAAGCTCAGAATATGTCTGTTAAAGAATTAACAACAATTATAACTCGTATCGGCAGAAACAGTAAGATATTTTTATGCGGAGATATAATGCAGAGCGATATACGTTCTACTGGTTTTGAAAAATTCTCAGAAATATTTAACGACGAAGAAAGTCAGTCAATGGGCATTTATAATTTAGCATTTGATAAAACTGATATAATTCGTGATCCAATTATAACTTATATTATAGAAAAAATAGAAAAAAAGAATTTTTAATGTAAAATAAGTGTATGAACAAAGAATTTTGTATTCAGTGTGGTTTTAAAAACGTATTTGAAGTTTCAAGGCCCAAATTTTGCGCTGGTTGTGGTAACCCCTTTAATACAACAACTAAAGTAAATTCTGCCGAGAAAAAAGTAATCAGATCTCATAATCAAGAAGATGATTTTGATGAAGAATTTAACTTAGATGATATAGATATTTCCAAACTAAAAAAATCAATTTCTTATGAAGGATTTAATAAAAATCTTACATTAGATGATCTTTGGTCAAACCCAGCTCCAAGAGATGGCTTTAAAAGAGATGGTTTTCTTGGACCAGAAGGCGATGAGCTTTTAGCTCAAATCCGCAAGGAATGTTCTACATCTAAAGTTACTGAAATATCTGATGAATAATTTTACTTATGAGGAAAAAAACGAAGAACTAGAAGAGCTTCTTAAGAAATATCGCGCTAAATGGCAATTGGATGCCATCTCATGGTTAGACTATGATGATGTCTGTCAAATGATAAGATTACATATTTTTAAAAAATGGCACTTGTGGGATCAAGATCGCCCATTTAAACCATGGGCGGCAATGATTATATCTAATCAAATGAAAAATATGATTAGGAATAATTATTCTAATTTTGCAAAACCATGTTTAAAGTGTCCGTTTTATTTGGGAGGTGATTCATGCTCATTTACTAAAAATGGAAAACAAAATTCTGAATGCGACTCTTATTCTAAATGGCAAAAGAAAAAAGAAAAAGCGTACAACTTAAAACTGCCATTACCAATGGAAGATGGATTGTTTCTTGGCGAAACTTATATCGAAGATAATTTTAATTATGACTCAGCTCAGAATAAACTTCATTCTTTGGTTATGAATGAATTAAATGAAAAGCATAAAATTGTTTACAAGATGCTTTATATAGAAAATTACTCTGAAGAGCAAATTGCAGTTTTTTTTAAATTTAAAGCAGATTCATCGAAAAGAAAAACAATAAGATACAAGCAAATAAATAATTTAAAGAAGAAATTTTATGAGATTGCCATTAATGTATTAAAAAATAATGATATTTTATGAACGAACAAGAGCTTACAGAAGATCAAAAGAAACTTATATTAGAAGGCTTCGCAAAGACTCCTGATTTGAGAGAATTAACAAAAAAAGTATTTAATAACCCCAACATTGATGGAAGGAGTATCGAGGGAAGACTAGTTAGATCGTTTTTAAGTAAACAAAATCTCAATTATAAAACATCATTAGTTGAAAAAGTTGATGAAATAGAATTAACAAAAGAACAAAAAGAGTTCTTAATGAGTGATAATATTGAAAATGGTATTAATGCACTTGAAGCGAGCAGATTAGCTTTTAAAGATAGGAGCATACAATCCTTAAGTATAAAGCACAGGGTGGTAACAGAATTTCTTAAAAGAAATAGGCCCGAAATAATAAATGAAGAGGATCAAATTACCTCTGATCGTTGGACACCGCCAAAGTCTATATCCAGAGTTATAAAAAAAATCAATGATTGGGCTGGCGTTAATTTAGACGAAATAACAATGTCAACCAAACAGAAAAGGCTTTGTGAAAAGCTTTTAATTTATTTAAGAAGCCCAAGATTTATAAATATAATTAATCAATATTCAACCATATCAGATAGAGAGTTATTTGAAAGTGAATATGTGCGTGTAGTCTGGGATAAGCCAGATCTTACAGTAGACGAACAAAACCTTTATATTACTGTTTGCGCTAATTATGTACGCCAGAAGCACATTCAACAAAGAATGGATAGACTAAATGGTTTACTTAATGACGCTGATAATGATAGAGATATCACTATGCGTTTAACTGAGATTATTAAGGCAACTAGCGAAGAACTCAATCAATGTGAAAAACGAATTGAATCTTTAACCAAAGATCTTAATGGTAGTCGTCAAGCTAGACTTAAAGAGAAGGGAGAGCAAAGTGGTAATATTTTTGCTTTAGTTGAAGCATTCCAAGATAAAGAAGAAAGAGATAGAATGATCATGATGGCCGAACTTCAAAACAAATTAATTGAACAAGAAGCTGACAGATTGGAATCCATGGATGAATTTAAAGCTAGAATTCTTGGCATTTCCAAACGAGAATTATTATAATGGATTATAAATGCAAAGAATGTGGCGAAGAATTTCAAAGCCGCAAAAGTTTTCATCATCATCTTAAAGCTCATTCTTTAAGAATTGGCGATTATTATGTAAAGCATTATAAAAAACATGATTTATTTACAAAAAATTTATTAGCTTTTAAAAGCTACGATCAATATTTTCGTGAAGACTTTAATTCATTTGATAATTATCTAAGTTGGTTAGACTGTAACGACTCTTTTACCACAGAACCTTATGTAATAGAAAAAGCAAAGCAAAGATTTGAAGAAAAAAATATATCTATATCTCCGCCAAATTTATATTATCAACTTTCAGAAATGGCTGATATAAATAATTATAAAAAAATATTTGGTTCATACTCATTTTTTTTAAAAAAACTTTCAATAGATCAATGGTTCAATAAAAAAATACCAGAAAATTTTTGGAATCAAAATTGCGACGAATTAAAAATATTTATAGACACTAGAGAAAAAAATCCTATCATATATAAGAACTCTCTTCAACAGAAACTAGATTTTGGAGACTATACTGCTGGAGGAGATTTTTATACAAAAACATTTATAGACAGAAAAGCACAAGATGATTTTAGACAGACATTTGGTAAAGATATTGATAGATTTAGGCGTGAAATGGATAGGTGCGTTAAGTTTAACTGTTATATGTTCGTTGTGGTTGAATCTAGCATTGATAAGATTGAACAAGATAACGAGACATCAAATTTTAAGTCCAATTTGGGCTTTGTCTGGCACAATTTAAGAAATCTTATTATAGATTATCCTAAAAATTTACAAATTATTTTTGCCTCGTCTAGATCAGGGGCTACAAAAATAATACCTAAAATATTATATTATGGAGATCAATTATGGAACGTTGATCTTCAATATTACATAGATAATAAAATTCATGGCATGGCAAAAAGGAAAACAAAGATTTCGACTTGATTATTCGGCTAATCAATTAAACGAGCATCTAAAATTAATAGATAGAAATCTATCTGAAGAAGAAGCGAAATACGAATTATATCGTTTTCTAAGAAATAATATTGCTTATACTGCAGAATTATTTTTAGGAGTTAAATTATTTCCGTTCCAAACAATGGCAATTAAAGGAATGATGGTTTCCGATTATTCAATGTTTGTGTTTTCACGGGGTATGTCTAAAACGTATTCTACTGCGATTTATGTATTGCTTGAATGTTTATTAAATCCAAGAGCTAATATCGGTGTTATTGCGGGAAGTTTTAGGCAGTCTAAACAAATTTTCCAAAAAATGGAAGATATATTGTCTAAGCCAGAAGCAAAATTAGCAAAAGATTGTGGTGTTAAAATTACAAAAGGCACAGATATGTGGACACTATCTATTGGCAATAGCAGGGCAATTGCTTTGCCATTAGCTAATGGAGAACGCTTACGTGGTTTTCGATTTAATCGAATAGTTCTTGATGAGTTCTTAACTATACCAGAAAAAATCTTTACGGAAGTTATTCTTCCATTCTTAGGGGTTATTGAAAACCCCATTGAAAGAGAGGAGCTTCATAAATTAGAATCGAG